ATAGTGGACGAAGCATTGTCCGAAGAAGAAGAGTCTATGTTAATGGAACAACTAGAAGCTAATCCTGAGTTGAGCATGGTGTTTGACAAAGTGATTGAGAAAGCTTCCGAGTTTACTGGAGCCGGTCCTGTTGATGGTCCGGGGACAGGCACTTCAGATGATATACCTGCTAGGTTATCAGATGGAGAATTTGTCTTTACTGCCAAAGCAGTTGAGCAGATTGGTGCAGACAACCTCATGCAAATGATGAAGGATGCCGAAGCTGCTTACGATGCTGGTGGTAAAAGAGAAGCTATGCAAGAGGGTGGTGAAGCCCAATTAGAGGAAGATGATAAAAAAGTTGAAGTCGAGTACTCGGTTAAAAGACCAATGACAGCTGAGCAATCACTGTTAGGTCAAATGCAACCAGAGTCCGAGACCGATATTGAAATCAAGAAATCTATGATGTCACCATTCGGACATGTGCGTAGTTAAAGATTAACCGAAAGGCGACCTTTGCAAGACAAGCCCTGCCCGTACAGCAGCTACCTTGTAATATTTGTTAAGCCCTGAATAGGAGAAAAAGATGGCTAAAGAAGAAAAGGCTAACCCGTATAATGCGGAAAAAAGTTGGCACAAAGTAGAGCAGAAAGTTTTTGTTGATTCAAACAACTTATTCTTTCCAGACCCCGAAGAAGAAACTGAAGAAGTAGAAGCAGAGGGGGTAAATGAAGAACAGGAAGTTAAAGAGACAAAATCTGATGATAAACCCTACAAGCGACCCGACTATAAAAAACGTTATGATGACTTAAAGAGACATTATGATAGTAAGCTCAATGAGTTTAAACAGAGAGAGCAAGAGTTATTAGACCAAGCTCGTGAAGGACAACCAAAATATGTTCCTCCAAAATCTGAAGAAGAACTAGCTGAGTTTAAACAAAAATATCCTGATGTCTACGATGTAGTGGAAACTGTTGCATCTATGCAAAGCGAAAGCCGAGCAAAGACTCTAGAAGAGAAGGTTAAACTTCTACAAGAAAGAGAGCAAGAGTTAGTAAGACTAGATGCTGAGAAAGAACTCAAATCAAGGCATCCTGATTTTGATGATATTAGAAACAGTGATGATTTCCATGATTGGGCAAAGGCTCAACCTGAGTCAATTCAAAGCTGGATTTACAGCAATGCAAATGACCCAGAAGCAGCAAGTCGAGCATTAGATTTATTTAAGTCTGACATGGGAGTAAGTAGCCCTAAGAAAAAGTCATCGGCAGGTTCTAAATCCAAAGCTTCAGCGGCTGACATGGTTTCTGCAAAGACAACCAACGTTGAGCCACAACAAGCAAAAATTTGGACCGAAAAGGAGATTCTAGCTTTATCTCCAGCTGAGTTTGATAGACTTGAAAAAGAAATCGACAAGGCTTGGGAAGAAGGTAGAATCAGTAGATAAACTTTTATATTAACCCAAGAGGAGTAAAAAATGGCACAGTATTTTGAACCAAGTCCAGATACAAATGCAAACTTTGGTAACTCCGTTAGTGGTCAGAATAATAGTTTCTTCCTGCCTTCCATATATTCTGCTAAAGTTTTAAACTTTTTCAGAAAGGCATCAGTGGTAGAAGCTATTACAAATACTGACTACTCCGGAGAAATCAGCAATTATGGTGATTCTGTTAAAATTATCAAAGAGCCAGTAATCTCAGTGTATGACTACACAAGAGGTTCTGACACAACTCAAACCAAGCTAACAGACGAAGAGCTAACACTCGTAGTCGATTCAGCTAAAGCTTTCAAATTCATCGTAGATGATATTGAGAGAGATATGTCTCACGTCAACTTTAAAGAAGTTGCAACATCTTCAGCAGCTTATGCTCTAAGAGATTCTTTCGATGCAGCAGTTATCGCATCAATGTTCTCAGGTGTTTCTTCTTCTTCACCAGACCATGTACTAGGTGCAGACTCAGCTACAAAATTAGGTGCTGACGTTTACGATGGTGCAGGTTCTATTGACCTAGGTATATCTAGTGAAACAGACCCATTAAACGTACTTGCAAGAATGGCAAGACTATTAGATGATGCAAACGTTCCTGAAGAAGGTAGATGGTTTGTAGCTTCACCAGAATTTTATGAGCAACTGTCTCAGTCTGGTTCTAAGCTTCTTTCTGTTGACTTCAACGCAGGACAAGGCTCAATCAGAAATGGTCTAGTCTCTAGCGGTAAGTTAAGAGGTTTCAACATGTACAAATCTAATAACATTGCAGCTGTTTCAAATGCTACAGGAAAATGTCTAGCTGGACATATTTCTTCAACAGCAACAGCTCAAACAATCATCTCAACTGAAGTCCTAAGAGACCCAAGTTCATTTGGTGATATTGTTAGAGGCTTACATGTATATGGAGCAAAAGTATTGAGAGACGATGCATTAGTATCAGCTTTCTACACTATTGACTAATTATAGTTACGGGGGAGTCTTCGGACTCCTCTATTTTTACAAGGAGAGATTATGAAGCACGGGATGCACAAAGATAAGAAAAGAAAAGGCTACATGGGTGGTATGAAGGTTGAAAAGGTTGATGGTATCATGGATGGTAACAAAGCAGCTAGACGTGAAAATATGTATGGCGGTGGTCGTATGAAATATAGTGCAGGTAAGCTTGTTAAAAAAGCTATGGATGTACAAAAACCGAATTAAGTATGGCTAAAGGAGTTAATCATTATTTAAAAGATGGTACAGTCTGGAAAGGCAACTATCATAAAATGCCTAATGGCAAACTTCACACTAATAAAACACATACTAAAACCAGTAAGCCTTTATATCACATGAAAGATTTAAGTGAAAAGGCAAAACAAAAAGCTCGTAAAAGATAATGGCAACAACATATTTAGATATAACTAACGAGGTTCTGAGAGAACTTAATGAAGTACCACTTACTGCAGCAAACTTTGCAAATGCTGTAGGACTACAAAAGTTTGTGAAAGATTCAGTCAACAAAGCATTGTTTGACATAGCTAACGAAGAACCTCAGTTGCCTTTTTTCTCAGCAGGATTAAGTGGGAGTACAGACCCTTTTTATGGGAATGTCACAGTAGAAACAGTAGCAGGTACCAGGTGGTATTTGTTAAAGTCAGGTAGTTCCAGTATTACAACAGACTATGCATCAATCGACTGGGACGATTTTTATCTGACAACAATTAATGTCTCAGGTGAATCAGCACCTTATGTCTCGCAAGGTTTAAAATATTTAGATCATGCAGATTGGGCAAGATACTACAGAGACCAAGAAAATGAAGATGATGCAAACGGACAAAATTATGGTGAACCAAAATATGTTATACAATCACCAGATGCTAGGAAATTTGGTCTAAGTCCTATACCAGACAAAGTTTACAATGTGCATTTTTATGCCTTTAACAGACCAACAGCTTTATCAGCTTATGACGACACAATAGTTTTACCAGAACAATACAGTAATGTCATTACTTCAAGAACTAGATATTATGTTTGGCAATTTAAAGAATCTCCACAACAAGCAGCCTTTGCTTTAGAGGACTTTAAAAAAGCTATGAAATACATGAAGTCAAACTTAATCAATCAAGCTCCGTCACGAATGACAGACGATAGAACTTACTTTTAATTATGGCACGTTCACAACCTTATACAGTTGCCTGTGATGGCGGTTTAGTTACTTCAGCTAACTCTATAGACTTATTAAGAACTCCCGGAGTAGCTACAGTTCTACAGAACTTTGAAGTTTCTATTGAGGGTGGCTATCGAAGAATTAATGGCTATAGTAAATTTGGTGGTAGTAGTTCGACACAACCTTCAGGTGCAGCCGATACTATCTTAGGAGTTTTTCCTTATGCCGATGGTGTTGTTGCTGCAGTTAATGACGATATTTATTTTACTAACGATGGTATTACATGGTTACAAATAAATAGAAGTTCAGTAGCAGTAGGAGGCGATAATTACACAGCTTTTACAGGTCGTAGTGTTTTAAATAGAACAGGACAAGGACAATGTCAGTTTGCTATATTTGAGGGTGCTACTTTTGATTATGGTGAGCTTATTATTGCCGATGGTGCTAACAAACCTTATGCCTTTAGAATGGAAGGCACTGGAGCTTTAAGTACTAGAACTTATTTTGCATCAGAAATAACAGTTGATGGTACTAATGGAGTTAAATACATTACTATCCATGACCACCATTTAATAGCTGCTGGAGTAGAAAACAATTTAAATACAGTTTATTACAGTGTTTATAATGACCCGGATAACTTTACAGGTACTGGAGCAGGTTCAGTAACCATATCAGACCAAATACAAGGCATTAAAGGTTTTAGAACAGACTTAATAGTTTTTGCAGAAAACAGCATACATAAACTAATTAATATTAATGTTCAAGCTGATGTTAGAATAGACCCTATTACTGAAAGTATTGGTTGTCTAAGTGGCTATAGCATACAAGAAATTGGTGGTGACTTAGTATTTTTAGCACCAGATGGTATTAGAACAGTTGCTGGTACTGCAAGAATTGGTGACGTTGAGTTGGGTACAGTATCAAAACAGATACAACCAGTCTTAACTACTTTGGCTCAAAATATTAATGACTACACTATTGAAAGTTTAGTTATTAGAGAAAAGTCACAATACAGATTGTATTATACTGATACTGGATTAACAAACAGTTTACAAGAAGGTATTATTGGTACATTAAGACCTAATGGCTTTCAGTGGTCTTTAATCAAAGGCTTAGAAGTTACAGCGATTGGTTCTAACTTTGATGAGAATGGTATTGAAGTTTATTATCATGGCGATACTAATGGTTATGTTTATGTGCATGAATCAGGTAATGATTTTGATGGTGCTAACATAGATGCTAGATATCAAACACCTGATTACGATTATGGTGATTTTGGTACTTTAAAAACTTTGCATTACATTAAAATGTCGATTGGACCAGAAAATGATATTCAACCGACACTAAGAGTTAGTTTTGATTATGGCAGTAACGAAATACCACAACCAGATGATATTGTTTTGGACTCAATACCAGCACCAGCTAATTTTGGTACTGCAGTATTTGGGACAGCAAAGTTTGGTGCCGGTGAGCAACCATTGGTTAGAATACCATTAGTAGGTAGTGGTTCAAGTAACAGTTTTAGGGTCTTAAGTGATGATACTAATGCACCTTACATTATAAACGGATTTTATGTAGATTATATACCTTCGGGTAGGAGATAAAAATTATGGCAGGATATATACGACAAAGTAGCATGGCAGATGGTGATACCATTACAGCTGCATTATTTAACAATGAATTTAATCAAATACTAAACGCATTTAGTAATACGTCAGGACACAAACATGATGGTACCGCAGCAGAAGGACCAGTAATAGGCTTAATAGGCGATGCTGGAGAAACCACACCTTTAAACAAAGTTTTAATAGATACTACCAACAATTACATAGAGTTTTACGTTGATGTTTCTTCATCATCAGTACA